GGAATTCCGGCGTGGTTGATCCAATGACCAGAAGATTGGAGATCTGCGAGACATATGAGGTGTAATTTAACGGCATTATCCTTCCCTCCCATAAGATCCGTGAAATCCACTGAGGGCTTTTCGCCTAGCGAGAAAGGCTAATTTTGGGCTATCAAATAGCCCGATGTGATGATACTTGCCGTTTACTTTTATTCTTGCTCTCCATCTATTCTTGGCATGAAGATGAACACCTTTATAGCCAGAGGTATTATCTTTACGCTTTTTGCTATTGAATCTGTTCTGGCTAATGGTTGCCAGCCTTAAATTACACCAGCGATTGTCTGCCCTCTCGCAATTGATGTGATCAATTTGTAATTGAGGCCATTCCCCAGTTACATAAAACCAAGCTAGACGGTGTGCGAGATATCTTTTATTCTTTAATCCTATAAAGACATACCCCAACGTCTTATGGTGACATCCCATTCTTGTTCCAACAGAAACACCAACGCGGTCAACCCGAGAAAAGAATTCTCCCGTTTCCTGATTGTAGACGACCAGTTTTTTTAATTCTTCTAAACTAAGAGGCATTGGAGCTTCCATCCGATACGTTAAAGGAAACCTGAGCTACCGCGATGGCACTTCCGCCATTTCCCCAGAAGGCTGCCCGATGAAACTGAGATCGTTGGCCGCCAGTGGTTGGGCCGGAGATTACCTCACCAATTGTACCGGCTGGATTTCCTGAAGCGATTGTTGTCCAGCTTCCAAAGGTATTGTTCCCAATCTGGGAGCATTGGATGACGTAGGCGGTTGAACCAAACGTCGCATTGTTTGGAGCCGTCAATGTAAAGCTGGTGACTGTATGGGTCAGGACCGGAGGATCCAGATTTGAAGCGGTTATCCCTGTATCCGCAGACCAATTGACGCCAACCCAGTTCTGGAAGCTGGAGAGCGACGTTGCGATCATCGCACATTGGAAGTCAGGCTTGTTCTTGGCTGTATTGAATGCCGAGGTAATGCCACCGGCATCCGTCATGGTGCCAAGCTGAGATCCGGCCTGTTGTCGAGATGTATTTGGACTTGCGCCGATGCCAGAGAGAGGATTGCTGTCAGGCACATAGTATTCCGGGCGCGGGTTCATCACCGGAATCGGATCAGCCGGGATCAGGATGGTGCGTTGCCCGCTCTGCTGCGGCGTATCATAGCAACTGTCACAGACCAGAAAGCGCAGGTTCTGTAGCCGGGGGCCGCGCCAGTCATAGGCCCAATTGAGTTGCTTATGAAGATATCTGGCCCCGCAACGATCACATACGGCATGTGCTGATGGGTTTGTGGCGTCAACGGCGGCATGACCATATCTCATTGATCTGCCCCCGCCGCGTTTGGTTGAATTACATATTCAAACCTTAATCCATTTACGGTCTTCCGATAATTTTTACCAAGACACAATTCAATTAATGCGCTTCTCGATACCATGTAATGTCGAGCAGCCGCTGATGCGCTTTCAAACTCCATGTTGTCATCTAAGCATTTAACCTTTCTAGCTACTGAGATTGGTCCAAGACTGCCATTCTTTAACCAAATCTTTCTATGCTTTGGCGATTTGTTTATATCACTTAACAGTTTTTTGGTTTCTTCATTATGGGTTTTTCCTAAGCAATATTTATTACCACGGTGAAAATCACCAATCTTTTTTCTTTCTTCCTTCGATCTTGGCCACGGTCGTCCATCCCCACCTTTTGTAGAGTTATACTCAGGATGTAGCTCTGCAATGAATTTTATTTCTGCCTTGATGGCATCATAGCAACAATCATATGTTGCTAGAATCGAAAACTCAAAACAGTCTCTACTGTATTTACGCAATGCTCTATAAAAGGAGCCATTGTTAACAAAGTTCCGAGCGTGACAAAAATGTTCATTAATTCTTTTGCGTAATGTTCTGGTCGTTACGCCAATGTACCGTTTGTTATTAATGAGATTAATAACAATATAGACAATTGCCGGTTTATTTGATTGTTTATTTTTCATGTCTGGTAGTACCCACCAATGCCCGGCATGATGTAGAGGTCTACGTTTTCCACATCTTGGGTTGTTGCAATCGTTAGCGCCCGTTGATAGCGGCTGAACATCTTGTCTTCCATCTGCGGCGCATAATGCTCCGACAGCTTCCAAGCCAAGCCAGCGCAGTAGGCATCGTAGAAGCGATAGGGGACTTCGATATTATTGCCGTTGGCAATATCGGCATCTTGCGTCTGCCGCACGGAATAGAACTTGGCTGTGTAAGGACCATTGCCATCAGGCACAGGATAGAAGGTGATGTTCTGGGAGATCAGCCGGTCGTACCAGAAGACGGTCGGGACGCCCTGCACCGTTTTGTTCGAGTATGAGGCGTAGTCCGTTCGGCTGACCGGATAAAGATAGCGGTCAATCGGCGGATTGGATCCGGTGCTGAGGTAGAGATCGAGGATCATCACCGTTGCTGCCGGAACAGCATAGGTAGCAACCCCTTGCGTCAGTGGCATGGTCTGGAGATCGACTTCCCATAAATTCGGCTGCAAATTGCTCCATTCTGACAGCAGAAAGTTCATTGCCATCCGGGCATTGAACATCTGCTCCTGTGTCAGCGAGGTGGGTCTGATCTGGATCCTGCTATAGGCAGACAGTACAAATTCGGCCCCTGAGGGGGCAAAGTTAAAGGTCTTGCTGGTCGTTTGGTTCGTGCTGAAAATGACAACCTCCCACGTTCACTTTTTGTTCTCAGGGGTCGATAACACGAATGATGCCAGCCTGAGCGACAGAGGTGCTGCCAGCCGACGTAACAACCCAGTTAGCCAAGCCATATGCGGCCAAGACTGACGACCACGTTCCATTAAAGAAAGAGCCGTTCACCGTGAGGGGGACGGTATCGGTCTGTGAGGTATGGCCGGTATTGGTGTAGGTGATAGCCAAGACTGCCGATGAGGGCGTGGTGATGTTCCCATTGGAATCGAAGAACTCCACGGTAAAGACGGCGGAGTTTCCTTGGATGAGGTTAACGGGACCGAAATCAGTCTGCGGCATTGCTATCGTTCCTCTATAGAGGCCGCACCGCCGTCTATGGCCGGAACCTCTCGAATGCTGACATTCGCCCCTGCAATCTGCACAAAAACAGGAGTGGTGGAACCGTACACGAAAATGCCAAATGAGGCCATATCGGTATTAGTTTCTGTGGCGGAGATCGTTACAGTGACTCCCCCTATAGGAACTGGAAAGATATTGGTGTTAAATGACTGATTAAGTTCAGGGCGCAGTCCGATCTTTAGCCGAACCGGCTCCGACCACGGATGGTGCCAAGTCGCCTCAATCTTATCGAGTGGGGTTAGCGGGGTGAATGCAACGACCGGAAACTGGGATACGTGAAGCCGTTTTACCCGAACCGGCTCTGACCAAGGATAGTGCCACGCACTCTCATACTTCGTGACATCCGGCAAGAACGGCCTGACGTAGGACTGGTAAAGAGTCCTAGTCATGAGCCATTACTTCCCGCCGCCAATGGGCAGTAGGAAACTTCTTGTCAAGATCCAGATCTTGCCACTGGAAGCCGGACAGAGCCATTTCCAGTGAATTGCTGTTGAGAATAAAGCAGAATGGATTGTTATTGAGATAAACCAATTCCTCGGACTGTAGCTGACGAGCCCAGAATCCAACCCAATATACGGCGTCTCCTATCGATTGCGACCATGAATTTGGGTCTCCAAAGGTCGGGCTGCAACCCAAACCAATGCCGGTATTGGTGGTCTTGGTAACTCCAGTTACAACCGAGCCAGTGCTGGCGTTTTTAACCCAACCTATCGTGTTGGATGCATCCCACGTTGCCGCTACAAGAAAATCGTCTCCGGCGATAAATGTGCCAGTAGCCGGACCAATCACTCTGGTATCTGTCAGGGCGTTATTGAGCCACCCAATATACCAGTTATTATCCGAAAACTTATTAGCCGATACCGAAATGCCGGTCGGAGTAAAATTGCCAAAGCAAAATGGAATGTGAGCCGCCCCATCGGTCGGAGAAAAAGACGCGCTTACGAACGCCGCCGCCGTGCCCGGCGTATTGCTTACAATAGGGAAGGTATATCCGGCTGTTGCGTCAATAGTGAATCCGCTTGTTGATGCGGTGCCGGATAGGCTGTCTCCCTTTTTCCCCTGTGAAAAAATCCCGCCACTCTTGAGAGAAAAGCCGGGACCAAGACCACCCGTTGAATAGTTTGGATCTGTAGTTGCACCATCGCAACACATAAACCAAGACAAGCCCTGCGTGATGGGGTGTGACCAATCAATATACAGCGGCTTTCTCTTGGAATGAGTCGCTAGTTCTGACTGAGGGAAATTGAGCGGGATGAACATTATGCAACCGTCATGTAGACGGGGACAATCTTGATGGAGACGACATTCAGGGTCATGCCGGAATAGTTCACCATTCCGATGGAATATTTGGATGGAAGAATACCGCCAAACCCGCGTCCGATTGAGAACACGCTGGAAAATATAGCCGTGTTCTGGGTGGTATAGGGGATGGTTCCTATCTGCGGGGCAACGACCGGGCTCA